TGCATGTCCGTGCCTGCCACTGGCTTGAGCATCGCGGTTCCCTGGCGGTGCTGCGGTGCTTCCGTGGCTTCGGTAAGTCCACCATCCTCGCTGTCTACAACGCCTGGCGCTACTACTGCGACCAGACCTATCGCATCCTGCACCAGTCCGAAGCGGACAAGACCGCCTATAAGACGAGCCGAGATACCCAGTACGTCCTGCGCAATCACCCCCTCACGCGCGGCATGCTGCCGGCGGGGCAGCTTTCCGTCGAGGCGTGGTGGCTGACGGAATCGTCGGACCCGCGGAACGCCTCGATGTATGCCAAGGGCATCTTGTCGAACGTCACCAGCGCGCGCGCCGACGAGTGCCAAAACGATGACGTTGAGGTGCCGCGCAACATCGGAACGCCCGAGGCGCGAGAGAAGCTGCGCTACCGGCTTGGCGAGCAGACCCACATCCTTGTCCCGGGCGGCCGGCAGCTCTACATCGGAACGCCGCACACACACGACAGCCTTTATGACGAACAGGAAAGGCTGGGAGCGGATTGCCTGACGATCCGCATGTTCGAACGGGAGCACCGCACCGAGAAGCCGGCGATGGTGATCGACCCAGGCTTCGTGCCCGAGTTCATCTTCGTGGGGATCGGTCGTGGCGCGCGGTGCCTTGTTGCTGGCGCCGACTACCAGCTCATCGGAACGCAGGTCCACTTCGCTGGCATGCCGGAGGGAGTCGTCGACTGCTACGCCGGCAGTGCCTGGCCCGACCGATTCGACCGGGCAGAGATGGAGCAACGGCGGCGCAAGACCCGCACGCTCAACGAGTGGGATAGCCAGTACCAGCTGCATAGCAAGCCCATCGGCGAGATCCGCCTCGACCCCGAGAAGATCGTCCCTTACGACCTCAAACCCGTGCTGAAGCGCGCGAACCGCGAGTCCATGCTGATGCTGGGGAATGTGCGCCTGATCAGCGCGGCCTGCCGGTGGGACTGCGCGATGGGCAAGATCGACACTGATGCCTCGGCCATCTCTCTGGTCTACAGCGATGCCGCCGGGCGCCTGTACTGGCAGTTTGCGATTGGCCTCACCGGTGACATCGACGAGCAGTGCGAGAGCATCCGCAAGCTGGTCATCGAGTACCACATCCCGAGCGTGACGGTGGAGACGAACGGCCCCGGCGGGTTCGTGCCGCCGATCTTGCGCAAGCACCTGCGCGGCCAGGGAGGCAAAAGGCCGCTGCCGGCCGTCGCATGCGGTGTGGTGGAAGACCATGTGGGAACGAACAAGAACAAGGACATCCTCGACGCCTTCGAGGCCCCCATGTCGATCGGCGCGCTATGGGCTCATGTCGACGTGCTCGACGGGCCGATGTGGGACCAGATGAAGGACTGGAACCCAGCCGTCACCACCCAGCCGGATGACTACCTGGACTCGGGCGCGAGGGCGATTCGGGCCAACCCCGTGCGCATCGGCAACGGGCACAGCGCCGGGATTCCGGCAGCGGTCGAGCGTGCAATCTGGCGGCCAGATTCTGGCGTCCATGAAGTCACGCTGGAGGCCTCTGAATGACCGTCCCCGTCCAAACCCCTGTTTCGAACCACGTCGGGAATGGGATCACCACTTCCTTCCCCTATGCCTTTCGCCTCCTCGATGCCGTCGACATCACGGTGACGGTGGATGGGGTGGAGAAGACGCTGAACATCGACTACACGGTGACAGGGGTGGGGGTCGAGTCTGGCGGCGCTGTTGTGTTCGCAGCGGCGCCGGCGTCGCTTTCCGCCATTGCGCTGATCCGCCAGGTTCCCATCAACCGTCTGACCGACTACCAGTACTCGGGTGATTTCCAGTCGCCCACCGTGAACAACGACTTCGACCGCATCGTGATGATGCTGCAGGACAGCGGCCTTGCCCTGGCGAACACGTTGCGTCTGCCGCCCGGAGATGCGGCGAGCGGTGTTCTCCCCGATGCGGCCGGCCGTGCGCTCAAGGGTTTGGCCTTCGACGCCAGCGGCGCCATCTTCCTGACGGCCGCATCTGGCAATGCCGATGTGCTGGCGGCCGCGCTGGGGTCGAACGCCACTGCCGCGCTGGGTGGCGGCCTGGTCGGGTACGACGGCACCAAAAACTACGTCGCCGGCACCATCGGCAAGGGCATCAAAGATGCTGCGGCCGCTGGTGCTCAAGGGATCGCGGACGCTGCAACCGCCGCCAGCGCCGCCGCTGCCGCGAGCACCAACACCAACGGCTACAAAGCCGACGTTGCAAGCGTCGCCGATGTCACCAAGGGCGCGGCGCTGATGGGCTACAAGCTCAACGCCGCCGGCACTGTAGGCCGCGCGCTAACGGCCAAGCTGCTCGAGCGTGTGAGCGTGAAGGATTTCGGAGCGGTGGGGGATGGCGTCGCTGACGATACCTCCGCGATCCAAGCTGCTGTCAACTGGGCGCAGTCTGCAGCAAACCGTGAAATCCACTTCCCCGCTGGTCGATACAACGTCTCGTCGACCATCACGGTGACGCCAACTTTCCCGGGCTTCCTATCGTTCAAAGGAGCCGGTCGCGCCACCACCATCGTGCATGCAGTCGTAGGTCCTCTGTTCCAGTTCAATGGGACCATGGACTATCTGACCGTTTCCGATCTGCGCATCCTGTCGTCAACGGCGAAGTCCAACAAGTTGCACGCCGGCTTCTATTTCCCGGACGGCAACACGCACAGCGACTTCGTGAACGTCACCTATGACAGCGACAGCAATGCCACGATGGGCGCGTCCTTCTACTACTGCGAGCAGGACAAGACGAACGACACGGTGAGCTTCGTCAATTGCATCGCGATCTGCCGTACCTGCTGCTACCAGATCGGCGCGGGCAGTTCGATCTTCTGGCATGGCGGCCGGTGCATCGGCCAGTGGCCGACGGTCAATGGAACAGGCATCCTTTTTACGGGTGGCAATGGTGGCTGCTGGATGTGGGCGACCGACACCATCCAGCTGGAGTACGGCGTTCGTGTGCAGCGCCTGACCGCCACATCGAACCGCGAGATCTTCGCGGTGCACGCCGCATTCGACTCGTGCCGCATCAACTTCTCCCAGGAGGATCAGAGCTACGTGTCGATCCTGGGCTGCTGGGCCGCCAGCGCGAAGGACTACGGCATCCAGTTCGCCGGCGAGTCGGATGCGGCGATCATGACCATCAGCGGCGGCACGGTCTTCAACTCCGGTGGCGGGGCAGTAGGCGGCGGTGCCAGCATCGGCCTGCGCTACAACGGCCGCGGCGCGCTCTTCTGCAACGGCGTGGTGTTCCGCAACAACCTGGGCCGCGCGATCTACTGCGAGAACGATCTGCCATCGGTCTACGGCGTCATCGAGAACTGCCAATTCCGTGACAACGGCGCCAATGGCGACTACCAGGTCTACCTCACGGGCAACAAGGTCTTCCGCAACAACTACCTCAACGTAGCGGCGAGCGGCGCATCTGCAGTGCAGCGGGACATCACCGGACGTTCTCGCCTGCGGATCAGCAACAACATCGGCTTCCAAGGCATCTCGCTGGTGACGCCTCCGTCCTTCCCTGCGTCAGGGGTTGCGGCGACCAACGACACCGGTGTGGCTGCGACGCTCTACCTTCGCGGCGGCACTGCGACGTCCGTGCAAAAAAACGGCACCTTCATCTACGACATCGTGGGCGGCGGAAACGCGAACGTGAACATCCGGCTTCGCCCTGGCGACACGTTCACCGTCAACTACACCGTCGCGCCTTCGGCGACGTGGGACTTCGAGTGAGGTGGGCATGACGCGGACAAGGCCTGTACCACTGGAAGAAGAGATCGAAGGAAAGCGACTCATGAAATTCGATCCGACGATCAACACCGGGACCATCCTGCAGACTGGGGTGATCGCTCTTTCTGCCGTGGCGCTCTTCTTTGGGCTCAAGGCGGAAAGCGCGCAGAACAAGGCGGAGCTTGAGCAGGTCAAGGCCGTGGCCGCCGTAGAGCGCGCACAGACCGCTCAGGCACTCGCCGAGATCAAGGCCGAAATGAAGGAGCAGGGCAAGACGCTTGGCGACCTGAAGGAGGGCATTGCCATCCTGCGCGGCCGGGCAGCAGACACGGGAGCGAAGCGATGAACTTCGATCAAGCATTCGAGCGCCTGCTTGGGCACGAGGGCGGCTACGTGAACGACCCGCGTGACCCTGGCGGCGAGACGAACTGGGGCATTACCGTTGCCGTTGCGCGCGCCGAGGGCTACAGCGGCCCCATGCGCGACCTGCCTCGGGATACTGCGAAGGCGATCTACAAGGCGAAGTACTGGGCGCCGGTGCGCGCTGATGAACTGCCGGACAGCGTGCGCTTCGATGTCTTCGATGCGGCTGTGAATCACGGGGTGACCCAGTCCTCGAAATGGCTGCAGCGCGCGGCCGGCGCGAACCCTGACGGCGTGATCGGCGCGCAAACGGTGGCCGCCGCGCGCGCCGCCGGACCGCTCATCGCCGCAGCCTTCAACGGCTACCGGCTGCAGTTCTACACCGACCTGAACACGT